CAATGAAGCTTGTTTTAGGAGCTTCATTGGGATCCGTGCTGTTTTTGAAATGATCTACTGTAACAGAGCTGTTTGGCTTGTTCTAGTAGGGGAGGGTAATGGTAGCAATACTATTGCTCTTCTCTGTATAGGCGAGCCTGATGAATCTGTCTTCACTGGTCATCTCATACCCGGACTTCCAAATCTTAACTCTGTTAAGATTTCTTCAAAGCCACTTTATTATTGTGGCCTCGAGCAGCAATGTCCGAAATGCGAAGGCAAATCGGACAACTGGGAACAAGTCAGTAAGGGAGTAATTCCTTATTAACCCTTGTCGCTACTTTTTGCGACTATAACACCCTCTAAGAGGGAGGAGCTGTACAAATGGCACTAGGCACATCACTATCTCTTTCCAAAGACTCTGCCACAGACGTTGACACAAATTTAAGTGTCTACGCTCTGCGAGCAGCTGATCTTGGCCAATCGCAGTATTCTGTGGCTGGCTTAACATTGCCCGCCGAGAAACTGCTATCGGTCAGTCATCAGACTGGAAAGAACAGTGAACAGAGGCACCTTGTGAGGCTCGACAGAACTGAAGTCGACGCCTTTGGGGTGTCTGCGACAATCTCGGTTTATATCGTGATTGTTCGCCCAGCTAACACTGCGATTACTAACGCGATCGTCATCGAAGAGGTCAATAAACTTGTTGACTTTCTTATCGAGGGCGGATCAAACGCTTTCGTAACCGCGATCCTGAACTCGGAAGTTTAACTTCCGTATAAAGGATGCACAGCGGCCTTGAGTCGTGCGTTTCGTACTATTCGAGGTGGTGTGTTCATGGCCAGTTGTTTTAGGTCACAGCTCTTCGGAGATTCTCCAAAATGGATGATCTGAAAAGCCTTCGTCTTTTGTGGACGAGCCTAGCGACGAACCATCGCTATCAGCCATACGTCTCAAAGATGGATATTACTGTCTTTGAGCGTCGAGCTGACAACGAGGGTCTATCTTTCTTAACGGGTGTCCTTCCTAATATTGGGAAGGCACTGGATCTCTTCCATGCTACTGGAGTGTGGAAGCTTCCGGATCGCTTTAAAACCGATCCGTATGGCATTCCCTATTTCTTAGGTAATGCGATCCGTTCCGCTAAGCAGGGTGACTCTATCGCCGTAGATTGTGTACGTCAATTAACGTACATTTTCTATAAACTGGAGGTACAATTTGACAAGGAAGTCGTTGCAAAATTCCTCGACCAATTTATCCAAATTGATCAGGATGCTTGCCTTAGCGATCTTAGTGAAGATCCTTCAACAGATCTTGCTAAGCATCTCCTAAGCATGAATCGGATTATCCGGCGGGTCCTTGGAAATACGGATCCGTTGGATATTCGACCATGTCACGGAAGCGGTGCTACCGCTTGCCGAACGAAAAATGAGGATAAATGGCACAAGATTCGGTACTATCCGAAGCTTGACGCCGTCTATTCTTATTCCGAGCTGTTTTTCTATAATCTTAA